GGCTCGACAACTTCGATGGGTTCTTGACGGACCTCTACACGCGGCACGGATTCGTCGAGACGAGCCGGATGAAGTTCTCCGATGAGTTCGCACCGCCGAACTGGAACTACGCCGAGCACAAAAGGCCCGATGTGGTTGAGATGGCGCTCGATAGCACGCGGCGCCGGAAGACTCACGGGGTCGAGACGATGGACGTCAAGGTGCCGGTGGCGGATGCCATCAGGGCCGACGCGAAGCAGGCCAAGATGCTGGGCGAGTCGCGTAAGGCACGAGGCCGCAAGCCGGGCAAGCGCAAGCGGCTGACTGCGAAGGGAGGCCGGTAGTGGGCATCGCTGAAGACCGCCGCAAGCGTGCGGCAGCAGCTGCGAAGACCGCCGATGCGCCCCCCGCTCGCGGGCAGGAGAGCCTGAATCGCTACATGGGCGAGGACAAGTATCTGATTCGCCCGCCGAAGCGGAAGCGAGAAGAGCAGCGCAGTGGCGCATACGATGACGACCCCGACAACCCCGGTGAGATCATCATCAACTGGGACTACGACGATGGGGGTGGTGAGACGTTGCGACAGTTTCATGCGAACTCGTTGGCTCGGATGACCGAGCGAAACGGGGGCGAGTGGATGGAGGAAAACAGAAGCAGGCTTGACAACGAATTCAAGTCCATGCTGGTCCGGGGTCTTCTGACATGAATGAGCCTTTGCAAGAGGTAATTGTGCATATACCACCGATGTTGAGCTGGGCTGCAGGTGTAATGGCTGTTGCGATAGTGGGTATTCTTGCGAGGATCGAGATTCTTCATTCGGGCATGGCCAAGGCGCTTACGCGTCAGTCTGATGTACTGGACTCACTCCAGAGACTCGAAACCATGCACGAGCACCCCGACGACTACAACTTCGGGACGAGCGACACGAACAAGATGATGATCGCACTCGGGAACAACTGCGAGCAGGTTTGCAAGCGTCACGGTCAAGTGCTCTACGCAATAGAGCGTCTGGCATCGCTCATCGCCTACGACATCGAGCAGAGGACAGGCAAGCGCCCGCCGCCCATGCCGATGAAGGCAGAGGATACAAAGGTATGAAACTCGGGGCCAAACAGGAGCTGTTCGCATCGCTGCTGGTAGAGCTGATTGCCTTTGCGATTGCGCTGGGGCACGGAGTCAGGCCCAAGGAGCTGCTGCGAACCAAGGAGCAGGCGGCCCTGTACGCGGCACGCGGCACCGGCATCCCGAACTCGCTGCACTGCAAGGGGCTCGCGATTGATCTGGTGCTGACCGAGGCCGGCGTTCCGCTGTGGTCGACTGAGCAGTACACGGAACTCGGCGAGTTCTGGGAAGGGCTCGACGACCTGTGCAGCTGGGGCGGACGCTTCGGAGATGGTATGCACTTCAGTGTGATGCATCGAGGTGTCCGATGATCGAGTGGCTCGAAGACTGGGGCTGGATGGCCGCTTTCTTGCTGGCGCTGGTGTTGATGTGGAGCTTGGGCTGTGCGGTTGCCAGCTTGGAGCGCTACGACCCGGCGACGGGCGAGAAGATCTGCGACATCTGGAGCGGCGTCGTTGGTACGGGAGAGACGGAGCAAGTGACGAATGCTTGCGGCGACTACGGCTACTCGACCAAGGACACTGGCATCAGTGACAACGGCAAGGCCGCTCTCGGCATGGTTGCAGAGGGCGCGGCACGCGGCATCATGCCGTTGCCATGAAGACATAGGAGAGTGAAATGGGAAACTTCCCGAAGAGTGCGTTGAAGGGCCGGAAAGGTGTCGGCCACTACGACAACAACAAGGGCACGTACTACGGCCCCGAGCCCACCGACACGGGCAAGGGTGGCCCGAAGGCCGCGCCCAATGGCGGCGGCGTTCGTTCGCTGGACATTCCCGACAGCAAGGTGCCCCGCAGCAAGGGTGCTCCCGTGGAGCAGAGCGGTTCGTTGGGTATTCCGACATCGAAGATGCCTCGGCAGGTACGTGGCCGTGCGCAAAATGAGCCGCATCTGCGGTAGGAAGGGGACACGATGCTGACAGACAGTGAGCTGGGGGTGAAGATCAAAGAGATCTTCCACTCCCCGATGACATGGCAGGGGCAGTCGGCTGCAATCCAGGCGCTCAAGCCTGAGTGCGGCGACATGCCCGACGAGAACACCATCGGGAGTCGCGCACGCAACGCGAGCTTGCTTGCGAAGCAGGCTGCCGAGAACGATACCAAGAAGGCGCATCGCACTGCCCCTGGCCGTAAGCCCGAGCTGCGCGATCCGCCTCGCTACGTTGAGGACAAGGCCGAAGAGCCGAAGCCGAAACGGAAGACGTTCAGCAGCAAGAAGGCGACACGAAAGAAGGCATGAGCGAAGCGATCAACACAGAAGGCGCGGCTGCTTTGGTGGAGCGGTGCCGGAAGGATCCCGAGTTCTTCGTTCGCGAGGTGCTCGGCGATGACCCATGGGAGCAGCAGGTTGCGATCATGGAGTCGATCCGAGACAACCGCGTCACGGCAGTGCCGAGCTGCCACAGCAGCGGCAAGAGCTGGACCGCAGGGCGCATTGCGCTGTGGTTCGCGTTCAGTCACCACGGCTCGAAGGTGATCACCACCGCTCCCACTGAGCGGCAGGTGAAGGGCGTGCTGTGGGGCGAGATCCTGCGAGCGCACAAGAGCGCGAAGCTCCCGCTGGGTGGCGAGCCGACGGCGATGCAGCTCAAGCTCGATGCCGACTGGTGGATCTGGGGGTTTACGGCTCCCGACTGGGACGAGTCCCGCTTCCAAGGCTTCCACGCCCCCCATATTCTGGTGATCGTGGACGAGGCCAGCGGCATATCTAGCGCGCTGATGGATCAGATCGACTCGCTCTTGGCCGGGGGTCACGCCCGCAAGCTCCTGATCGGAAACCCGGTGATTGCCGGGTGCTCATTCCAGCGCGACTGCGAGAGCGGCGAGGTCCACACGATTCCGATTGCCGCGTGGGACACGCCGAACTTCTTGGCCTTTGACATCACGGAAGACGACATGGTGAGCGGCGAGTGGCGCCGCAAGGTGAAGGAGGATGAGTACCCGCACCCCGAGCTGATCAGCCCCGAGTGGGTCGCTGAGCGGTTGGAGCTCTGGGGCGTCGACTCCTCGGCGTGGCAGAGTCGTATTCGAGGCGAGTTCCCCAGTGTAGTCGAGGGCGCGTACTACGGTGAGCTGCTCGCCAAGGCCAAGGAAGAGGGCCGCATCGGAAGCGTACCTTACGATGAGTCGAAGCTTGTTACGACCGCGTGGGACATCGGCGTGCGCGATCCGACTGCAATCTGGTTCTACCAGACGCATGGTAACAACCTACACATCATCGACTACTACGAGGCCACGGGTGTAGGCCTGCCGCATTACGTGAAGGTATTGCAGAACAAGGGCTACACGTACCGAGAGCACATTGCGCCGAATGACATGAAGGTTCGCGACTGGTCGAATGGCGCGCTTGCGCGTACAACCGTCGCGCAGGAGCTGGGTATCACCTTCCGTGTCCTCGACCGCATCTTGGTCAGGATGGGCACCGAGGTGGCCGAAGGTATCGACGCTGTTAGACGGGTTCTCCCGCGCTGCCATTTCGACGAAGCGAACTGCAGAGAGGGTATTTCTGCACTCGAAAACTATAAGCGAAAGCGAAACAGGAGCACGGGAGAACTCACAGATACCCCGGATCACAACTGGGCCAGCCACGGAGCAGATGGGTTCCGGTACCTTGCTCTAGGAGTCAGGCAGGTGGCAAAGATCACCCGCCCGACGCAGAACACGCGATGGGTTGTGTAATGGGTTTCTTGGAAGTGTTTTACGAACTTGAGCGGCGGGTCGATGCTCTTGAAAAGCAAGTAAAGGAGATTCATGATGGCAAGGATCAAGACAAGAGAGACAACGGGCAAGGGCTTCAAGCATCGGGACCAGGGCGAGGGTCCGAGCAACCCGATGCCCAAGAAGATGTCTGCGAAGGCAGTAAACCGCAAAAGCGTGGCAAAGCGGGCCGGAAAGCCGATGCCTCGCACCACTAGCGGTTCGACGTTCAAGAGAACTTCGGGAGCTTAGGAGGCAAACGTGGGCGCACAGGATCCCAGAGAACTCATCCAGCAGCGAGGCGAGGCCGAGTCAGGCCCTCGCGACGGGCAGACGGGCACGCGTGCTCCCGATGGCCCCGCACCCTTGCGCCATGACGATGCGGTTGAGTTCCCGAGCATGGCCGGGGTGGATGCTGCCGAGCCCGCGCTCTCGGACTACCCCGAGGACGATCAGCCCGAGGCGCCCTACACATCTGGCAGTACCCGCATGGGTCACAAGATGTCGAAGAACGAGATGCTCTCTATCGTGCAGCGCGAGTTGGATAGCAGCCTCGGATGGACGGGTACGCGGCTCAGTGAGGCGCGGCGCGTAAACTTGCAGCAGTATTTCAGCAATCCGCGTGGCGACGAGCGCGAAGGCAGAAGCCAGGTGGTCACGCGTGATGTCTTCGAGCAGGTGGAGTGGCTACTTCCGCAGCTGATGGAGATCTTCACCAGCGGCCCCGAGGTGGCGCAGTTCATTGGAACCAACGACGACGATGAGCCCGCGGCAGAGCAGGCCACCGCTGCGGTCAATTACATCTTCAGACAAGAGAACGGCTTCATGGTGCTCTACACCATGTTCAAGGATGCGCTGATCCAGAAGAATGGAATCGTGAAGGCAACGTGGGAAGAGGATGCGAGAGCCACATTCGAGAGCTACGAAGGCAAGAACATCATCGACCTGACAGGACTGGCCGAGGATCAGGAGTTCGAGATCACGGCCATCACGGCGTGGCATGAGCAGAACGGCGAGCGAGAGATACTCGACCAAGAGTCGGCGCTGCCCGAGAACCATGACCCGATGGCGGTGAAGTACGACATCGAGGGCACGCGGATCAAGCGCGACGGGAAGGTGGTGCTGGAAAACATCCCGCCCGAAGAGTTCATCATTAACCGCGATGCGCGAGGGCTCAAGGATCCGACATGCCGATTCGTGGGGCACCGCGTGCGCGCCAGCGAGTCGCTCCTAATCGCGTGGGGATTCCCGGCAGACTTGGTGAAGCGATTGCCGGGTTCGCAAGCGGTCTACACCACCGATCAGGACACGATCATTCGCTCCAGCCAGGATGATTCGTATCCCCTGGTCTACTCGTACCGCTCGGACTCCGAGCGAACGATCTACATCAACGACTCCTACGTCCTGATGGACACGGACGGCGACGGGATCAGCGAGTGGTGGCACATCGTCACGGGTGGGGATTACGCTCAGGAACTCCTCTCGGCTGAGCCTTGCAGCGGGCATCCTTTCTACTCGGTGACGCCGATTCCGATCCCGCATCGCTTCTATGGCTTGAGCCTCGGCGATGTTACGGGCGACTTGCAGGAGATCAACACCACACTGTGGCGGCAGCTACTCAACTGCGCCTACCTTGCGACCGACCCGCGCAACATCGTTACGTGTCAGGGAATTGGCGAAGAGGCCACTCCCATGGTGAATCTGGATCAGCTGCTCAACGCCGCCCCTGGCGGCTACATCGAAGAGTACCAGCAAGGTGCTCTGCGACCTTACGAGCAGAAGAACAACATGATGGAAATCATGCCGGCGCTTGAGATGCACAACAAGATGAAGGAAGCGCGCACGGGTATTAGTCCAGATGCAATGGGAATCAACCCGGAATCCATCAGCAAGCATGTGTTGGGGACGATGGTGCAGACGAGTGCGGCGGCTATGCGGACTTCGCTCTACGCACGCATCTTTGCCGACACGGGCGTGAGGGACTTGTTCCAAGGAATCTACAGCCTGCTGCTGCGGCACCACAGTGCCCCGATGATGGTGCGACTCAATGACAAGTACGTGCAGGTGGACCCGACGACATGGTCGACCAACATGGATTGTCAGGTCACAGTGGCACTCGGGCACGGTAGCCGGATGGAGAAGGGGATGAACCTCCAGACGATCGTCTCCGTGCAGAAGGAGCTGAACGAATCTGGCTGGGGCAACATGGCGACACAGGACAATGTCTTCAACACCGTGACGGACTTGGTCGAGGCTTTGGGATTCCGCGAGGCCAGCAAGTTTTTCACGGATCCGAAGACGAACGCTCCGACAGAACCTGCCCCCGACCCGGCACAGCTGGCGATTGAGGAGCAGGGCAAGATCGAGTGGGCGAAGCTGGAACTGAAGCGGCAGGAGCAAGAGACTGATCGAATGACGCTGGGCCTCGACATCAAGAAAGAAGAGCACCGGCACGAGGAGAAAATCCAGGAGCTTCGAGCAGGCGGTCAGCCTTACGAGGCTGAGACCGACCTGCCCTACGAGATGGACATTCCGGCTGCAAACCCGCTGCCTGAAACCCAACTGCCCGCTGACGATTCAGCGGCAGAGCCCACGCAATAAAGGAGAACGAGATGGTCTCGAAACGAACAGCAGGGAAAGCGGGAAAAGCCGCAATGTCAGCGCCGAACCGAGCAGCTCGGGCCGCGAAGGGTGCCGCGAAGGGCGCGCTGAAAGGCGCGAAAGCGGTAGGCAAGCTCGCCAAGAAGCCCGGCAAGGTCGCGAGCGCAGTGGGCAAGGCCCAGCTGAAGACCGCGAAGAAGGGCGCGAAGTTCATGTCCGGTGGCCTGCTCGGCAAGAAGGACACCCGCGTGAAACAGGATCCGGCGCGGAAGGCCGCACGCAAAGAGGGCGCGACGATCCGCAAAGCCGCTCGCGCAAAGGGCAAGGAGCTTCGGAAGGCCGGCGACAGCAAGGGCGCGCAGGCCGCTCGGAAGGCGGGACGCAAAGAGGCCAAGGCGATCATGAAGGCGACGCCGGGCCGCAACGTGGCGCGGAAGGCCGCGAAGGCAGCTGCCGAGAAGCCCGCTGGCAGGCCCAATCCGTCAGCGCGTGGCTCAGCGAGGAGGGGCAAGAAGTAATGCCGAGCGAAAAAGACATCCGCCGCGGTGAGCATGCCCAGGCCCTGATCGAAGACGAGGTCTTCCGAGATGCGCTGGAGATGACTCGCGACTGGGCGCTGGATCGTTTCTATCAGGCCAGCAATGCGGATGAGGCGTGGAAGGCGAAGCTCCGGTTCGAGATTGTCGACGAGTTTGCTGCGGTGATGCGTGCAACAATGCAGCTAGGGAAGGCCGCGGTCTCGGAATTGATTCGAGATCGCGACAAGATGAGCGAGCGAAGGAGACGCAAGGAAGCGTTCCCTGAGTACATAGCGAAGGCAGCCTCGGCACGCGCCGAGCACGCTGCCTCGAAGGAGAGTGCAAGTGGTTAAGCAAGAATTCCATACGCAGCACCACCCGATTGAAGGCCTTGACGATGCAGCGAAGGAATTCTTCGCACGCGAACAGAAGCGAAATGCAGTGAAAGCCGGCGAGCTGCCGCCCGAAGAGTTCCAGTCGAACCTGAACTCGAGTGGCGTGCCGAAAGATTCGCCGGAGATCGATGCAGACGGTCTGAAGAAGGCCGAGCATTCTGAGCAGGAAACAGTGGGGGACGGCTTGGTCGATGAGACCGAGACGGCCGGCTTGGCTCCCGAGCCCGATAACGAAACCAATCTTGAGGAGGAGAGGCTAGAGGAGGGCGAATCAGATTCTATGGAGGTCGAGGAAACCGGCGGGGATCTTGAGATTCCCGACGAGGCCCTCGTTACTCTTCCTGACGGGAGTCAAGCCACGTTTCACGAGTTGCAGCGCGGCTTCTTGCGCGAGCAGGACTACACGCGCAAAAACCAGGAGCTTGCCGAGCAGCGCAAGGGAATCCAAGAAGAGATCAGTCAAGCCAACGCCCAGATCGAGCAGCGCTCGCAAGCGCTCGACCAGCTGATTGGCAGCTTGCAGTCCGAGATGAACGAACAGCAGGTGAGTCCGATGCAGCTAGAGAAGCTGCGTGCCGAGAACCCTGCCGAGTACGCTGCGATGTACGCAGACATGCAGCGCAAGGGAGCGAAGATTCAGCAGGCACAAGCGGCGAGGCACCAGCTGCAGACGGAGGCTGCACAGCGGATCGAAGCCCAGCGGCAGGCGCGGATCCCCGCGGAGCGGCAGCATCTGGAGCAGCGCTCGCCTGAGTTCAAGAAAGACTTTGATTCCGAGTATGCAAAGCTCGGAAGATACATTTTGGCTCCGGACGGGGGTGGTCTCCGTGCGGAAGAATGGGACTTGGTTGACGACCATCGCTACGTCCTTCTCGCCCACAAGGCGATGAAGTACGACGAGGCGACACGGAAGAAAGCGCCGAGTGTCCGACAAAAGGTGGCGGGTCTTCCCCGCGTAGTGCGTCCCGGTGTCCAACGCGACCCTGGGGACACGCACCGCGAAGAAGAGAACGCCGTAATGCAGAGGC